AAAGAAAAACTCGCAGCACTTGCTGAGGGTCTAGAGTTTGTCTCTGAAGAGTCATTCTCCAAGAAGGTAAAAACCATCAAGGAGTCTTACTTCAAAGAGTCAATCGCTGCCCCCGCATCGGTTGCAGATGAAACCCCAGTAGAGGGTGCTGAAGAAGTATCGCCTGCAATCGCAGCATACATGCAAGCACTCGATCGCTGGTCCAAATAATAACACCCCCTTTTAAATCGGAGCAAACAAATGTTTAACGCACAAGCTCTGACAGAAAAGTGGAACCCTGTTCTAGGTCATGAAGGCGCTGGCGCTATCAAGGACAATTATAGAAAGGCTGTTACCGCTGTTCTGTTAGAAAATACAGAAAAACAAATCCGCGAAGAGCGCGGTATGATTAACGAAGCATCCAACACTGTTGGTGCTATCGGTGCTAACGCACTATCGGGTAGCGGACTCGGCACCCAAACTGGTGGACTTGCAGGTTTCGATCCTGTAATGATCTCCCTCATCCGTCGCGCAATGCCTAACCTCGTTGCATATGACATCTGTGGCGTCCAGCCTATGTCTGGTCCTACTGGTCTCATCTTCGCGATGAAGTCACACTATCAGGATGCTGCATCTGGACTACGTAACGGTCCTGAGGCACTCTACAATGAGCCTGATACCAACTTCTCTGGCAACACCCAGGGTCCTGCTGCATACAACGATGCTGCTGCACCTCTTGGTGATGGTGGCGCAACCGATGCAAACCCAGGTCTCCTCAACGACGCAACTGGCGGCGGTACTACTGCTGCTAACTATGAGCGTCAAGGCGGTCTAATTGCAAGACAAAATTCTGAGACTCTTGGATCGGGTGCAACCCTATTCAACGAAATGAGCTTCAGCATCGAGAAGACCTCTGTTACTGCAAAGTCCAGAGCTCTCCGTGCTGAGTACACTCTAGAATTGGCACAAGACCTCAAGGCAATCCATGGTCTTGATGCAGAGCAAGAGCTCGCTAACCTTCTTTCTAGCGAGATCCTTGCTGAAATCAACCGCGAAGTCGTTCGTACCGTTTACACCGTTGCTAAGCAAGGCGCTCAGAACAACGTTGCTAACCAAGGCGTATTTGACCTCGACGTTGACTCCAACGGTCGTTGGTCGGTTGAGAAGTTCAAGGGACTTATGTTCCAGATCGAAAGAGATGCTAACGCAATCGCGCAGCAAACTCGTAGAGGAAAGGGCAACTTCATCATCACTTCTGCTGATGTTGCTTCTGCACTCGCTATGTCTGGCACCCTCGACTACTCCTCAGGTCTAAGCGGCGCTGGTGGTCCTTCCATCGGTGAAGTTGATGACACTGGTAACCTCCTAGTCGGAACCATGAACGGCAGAATCAAGGTCTACGTTGATCCTTATTCCGCTAACGTTTCAAACACCCACTACTACGTAGTTGGTTATAAGGGTTCGTCACCTTATGACGCAGGTCTATTCTACTGCCCTTATGTTCCCCTCCAGATGCTCCGCAGCATCGATCCTGAGACCTTCCAGCCTAAGATTGGCTTCAAGACTCGCTACGGCATGGTTGCTAACCCATTCGTTCTCAACGGTGCTACTCCTGACGCTGAGGCACTTACCCACAACGTCAACCAGTATTACAGAAGAGTTCGTGTTGCGAACCTCATGTGATACAAGTCTTCATATCAAGACACTCAGGGGACCTTCTGGTCCCCTTTTTTTGTAAATAGTATATAATGAATTGTGAAGTTATGCCAAGAGGTCGTATGAGTAAAGTTGACATTCTAGCACGGGTCTATAAAATGAAGACAGCATTATACGAAGGTCTTTATGACGACAAAGATAAAGACTGGCACGATGGAGCACATCATGCCTTAAGTAAAGTGTTAGAAGCTCTCAACGAATACAGTTCATGAACCAGTCCTCATTAGTTCTATTACTATGTTTGTCGCCGTTAGCAGCGGTATTCATTGTGATGAAACTTGCGTTGTGGTTATCGGAAACTTCTGCCTTTAGAGCAGAGACTGAAAAACTAAAACGTATGCAACATGGACCATACGAAGTATGGGATGATGAAGAGGAGGATGACGAATGGATCTAGACAAACTCTATGAAGAAATTATCAAAATGAAGAACGAAACGTTGATGGAAGAACCTTGTCCTTTATACGAACCAGAGTGGGAAGATGTCACAAATTCGCCAACAGATTGGGAAGATTTTTGGTACAACGAAGACCGAACCTCAACCATCAATAACCAAAGAAGAAGTTCAGGAGATGATTGATGCTGCTATACGACAGCACAATAGGAATGCTTCCATTATTTCTATGTGCGTTGGTTGGGTTGTTCTTGCTTTATTTGCTGAGGGACTTTTAAGACTTATTGG